GATGCTAAAGTAGAGTCTATTAATATAGCAAAAGGTGGATCTGGATATACCTATGGAACTATAGACTTAGTTTCTGGTGGGGTTCCTGTAGGAACTACTACACCAGTATTTAATGTCATCATACCTCCTCAAGGTGGACATGGAGCAGATATTTATAGAGAGTTAGGAGCTACTAATGTTTTAGTTTATTCTAAGATTGAAAATGACACAGAAAATCCAGATTTTATAACAGGAAACCAAATTGCTAGAATTGGAGTTGTAGAAAATCCTCAAGCCTTTGATTCAACTGCTAATTTAACTCTTTCTAAAGCTAGCTCTCTTTATGCTTTAAAATTAATAGGAGCAGGTTACACTACTGCTACTTTTGATTTAGATGGTCAAGTAACTCAAACTGTAGGAGTAGGTTCTACTGCTGTAGGAAGAGTTGTTTCTTATGATCAAACAACAGGAGTTCTTAAATATTGGCAAGATAAAAGTTTAGTTGGATTTAATAGTGATGGATCTTTGAAAACTGATCCTACTTATGGATATGCATTACATCCATTTACAGCAAATCCTGCTACTGGAGGAAATGTAAATATTGCTAGTAATGAGGGTACTTTAGGAATAGATACTAATTTTGGAACATCAGGTAGTCCTGGTATAAGTACCATAATAAATAATAGAACATATTACCTTGGACAGAGTTTTACTCAAGGAGTTTCTAATCCTGAAGTTAAAAAATACTCTGGAAATATAATATATGTTGACAACAGACCATCTATTACCAGGTCTGCTAACCAAAGAGAAGATATCAAAGTCATTTTGCAATTCTAAAGACTCATGCCACAGGAAACCAATCTAAACGTCGCTCCTTATTTTGACGATTTTGATACTAAAAGTAATTATTGTAAAATATTATTTAAACCAGGATTACCTGTACAAGCACGTGAATTAACAGGAATTCAATCTATTCTTCAAAGTCAGATTGAAAAATTTGGGCAACATATTTTTAAAGATGGAGCTTCTGTGACTGGAGGTGGAGTTAGATATAATGGTGGATATACTTCTGTTAGAATTCAAAGATCTAATGAAGGAATAGATGTACACTCATATCTTAACAGATTGGTAGGTAAAGTAGTAATTGGAAGTCAATCTGGAATAAAGGCTAAGATAAAATCATTTATTACTAGAGCTACTGGTGAAAATTGGTATATTTTATTCATAGCTTATTTAAATACTGGCGGAGAAAATAATGAAGTATTTTTGCCTGGAGAAAGTTTATTATTAGATAATGAAGTAGTAACTACAAGATCAGGAACAATATTTCAACCTGGAGAACCTGTTGCTCAATTGGTTCCAGGGGTTTGTTCATTTACTGGGTCTGCTGCTGTATTATCTTCTGGAATTTATTTTATAAGAGGATATTTTGTAGATGTTTCTTCTCAAACTATTGTTTTAGATCCATATCGTAATGATGTTAGTTTTAAAGTAGGATTAAAAATTAACGAAAATATAGTTACTTCAGATTTAGATCAAAGTTTAACAGATAATGCCGCAGGATTTAGCAACTATACTGCTCCTGGTGCTGATAGATTAAGTATAAGTGTTCAATTAGTTGGAATACCTCCTACAGAAGCTAAACCATCTAATTTTATAGATTTGATGGAAGTTAGAGAAGGTCAATTAATTTATGTGCGTCAAGAAAATGATTATAATGATTTAGCTAATGAATTAGCTAGAAGAACTTTTGATGAATCTGGTAATTATTATGTTAAACCATTTTCTCTTAATGCCAAGAATACCTTAAATGATTATGAAGGAAATAATGGAATTTTTAATGCAAGTCAAACAACTTATAATAATAATACTCCAAGTGATGATTTAGGAACTTATAAGTTATCTCCAGGAAAAGCGTATGTTGAAGGATTTGAAGTTGAAACAATAACTCCTACTTTTTTAGATTTCAAAAAACCGAGAACAACAAAAACATTAGAAAATCAAAGTATCAATTATGTTACTGGACCTACTTTCACATTAAATAGGGTTTCTGGATCACCTTCAATAGGAGTAGGAACTAATTATACTGTTAGTTTGCGAGATGAAAGAATTGGTGCTGCTGCAACTACTGCTGCTGGTAAAGAAATTGGAATAGCACGTGTATATGATTTTGGGTTAGAATCTGGGTTCTATGATTCTTCTAATCCTAGTGAAAATGAATGGGATATTGCTTTATATGATATTCAAACTTATACTAATATAACATTAAACACTAATCCATCAAATGCTTTAACTGTCCCTACACATATTAAAGGTAAATCAAGTGGAGCAACTGGTTATCTAAGATATAATTCTGTTGGTACTGCTGTTACTGCATATAATACTAAAGGAACTTTTATTTCTGGAGAGCAATTAATTTTTAACGGCATAGAAAGTGGAAATATTTCAGCAGCATCTACTTCATATACTACTAGTGATATTAAATCTATTAATGGCACAGTAAGCACAGCAAGCACTTTTAATGCTGATGTAAAACAAAGTGTATTATCTAATATAGGAGAAGTTAATATTAGTATTGCTACTACTTCTGGAGCTTACTTAGGTATATCAACAGTTACTAGTACTGATCTCAGTAAATTTTTCATAGGAATTGCTACTGTTGGTAATGTTGTAGCATATACAAATCCTGGAAAAAGCATTCCTTCTTTTGCAAAAATTGAAAGTGTTTCTCAACATTCTTTAACTATTTCAGGTCTTACTACTGTTACTGGTATTTGTGATGGTGGTCTTCCTATTAGCACAATTAATCCATCTGATTTTAGGATACTTGCTTCACAATTCCAATCTTCTACAGATAACACTTTATATACTTCATTACCTAAAAATAATATTTCAGATGTAAATCTACAAAATTCTAATATTACTATTAGAAAACAGTTTGAAGTAAATATAACTGACAATTCTACAGGATCTATTAGTAGTGGTAATGGAAATGAAACTTTCTTGCCTTTTGATGAAGAAGATTATCTTTTAATAAGAGATGATGGAACTACAGAATCTTTATCATCTGATAAATTTGATTTTAATGAAGGATCTACTCAAATAATAATTAATGGATTAGGAACTAATAGTGGTGCTAGATTAATAGCGACATTACGTAAAATAAATGTAAAGGAAAAAATTAAAGAAAAGCAAAAAATTAATATACTTAATATAGTTGGATCTGCTAGTTCTATATCTGGTATTGGAACTACTACATTAAATGATGGACTTACTTATAATAAAGTATATGGAACACGTGTTCAAGATGAAGAAATTTCATTAAATGTTCCAGATGTTATGAAAATATATGGAGTATATGAATCTTCCAATGCAAGTGAAGCAGTTTTACCAATATTAACCTTTAGTTCTATTAATAGTGCAACTGGTAAAACTGGAGATTTTCTAATTGGAGAAACTTTTATTGGTGATCAAAGTAGTGCTATTGGTGTATATGTTAGTAAGAATACGGATTCTGCTATAAATTATACTCTTATTAATGATTTTGGTTTTCAAATTGGAGAAACAATTACTTTTAGGGAATCTGGAATTAGTGCTACTATAGGGGCTATTAGTTTAGGTTCCAATAATATAACTGATGAATATAATTATGATGATGGACAAAGAAGTACAATATATGATTACTCTAGATTAATAAGAAAACCTGGATATGATGCACCTACTAAGAAGTTGAAGATAATATTTGAATCAGCTTATTTTACAGATTCTGATACAGGAGATATTACTACAGTTAATTCTTATGATAATTTTGAATATAAAAATTTACATTCAATTAATGGAAAAAGAGTAAGTGATATTATTGATATAAGACCTCGAGTTTCTGATTTCTCAGGAACATCACGTTCTCCTTTTGAATTTTTAGGTAGATCATTTGATGCATCTGGAAATTCTGCTCCAAATATTTTAGCATCTGATAAATCTATTTTATTAGATTATTCTTTCTATCTTCCTAGATTAGATAAAATTTACTTAACTAAAAATGGAAGTTTCCAATTAGTTAATGGAGTTCCAGCTGAGACTCCAGAATGGCCTACTCCTATAGATGGAGCATTAGAAGTAGCTTCTATTAAACTTCCTGCATATCTTTTCAATATAAAAAATGCAAGTATTACTCTTGCATCTTATAAGAGATATCAGATGAGTGATATCAATAAACTTGAAAAGAGAATTGAGAATTTAGAATTCTATACAACTCTCTCTTTATTAGAGAATGATACTTTAAATATGCAAATTACTGATGCTGATGGTTTAAATAGATTTAAATCAGGTTTCTTTGTAGATGATTTTTCCGATACAGAAAATCAACTTAAAAAGACTATTGTAAAAAATTCTATAGATTATCATAATGGAGAATTGAGACCATCACCTTATACTACTGAGTTAGATCTTAAGGTGGATATGACTAGTTTGAATGGTGTTAGAAGGACTAGTAATATAATAACTTTAGATTATGATGAGGTTGTGCATGTATCTCAACTTTTTGCAACTAGAGTTGAAAATGTTACTCCATATCTTGTAAGTTACTATGGAGGAACCATAGATTTAGTTCCTGATTCTGATATATGGGTAGATCAGGTAGTTCTTGAAGCTAAGAATGAAGATCTTACTACTTATACTGAAAATGAGGAGCAATTAGATGCTTCTGGATTTGACTCAAGATCTGGATATGGTCCAGTAACGTGGGGAGGTTGGAGAGATAATTGGACTGGATATAGTCAAGGTGGTTCTTGGGAAGATATAGAGTGGGTAGGACAAGATTTAGTCAGAAATGTATATGCAACTCAAACTAGAACTGGAACTTCTCAAAGGACTGCAAGAAAGAGTTTAACTAGAGAAACATTTAGTACTATTAATGAAGGACCTAAGGTAGTCAATACTGAAGTAAGTGCTCATATGAGATCTAGAAATATTAAATTTGATGCCAGAACTTTAAAACCATCAACTGGTCTTTATGCATTCTTTGATGGACAAGATGTAGCAAAATATATTATTCCCAAACTTCTTGAAATTACAATGACTACTGGTACTTTCCAAGTAGGTGAAACTGTTATAGGTACTAATAGTGAAGGAAAAGAATTGATTAGATTTAAAGTAGCTCAATCCAATCACAAGAGAGGAAATCCTATAGATCCTAATTCATTCTATAATGTTAATCCATATTATCAATTTACTTCTTTGATGAAAGGAACTTCTGTTTTAGTTGACACTATAGTTCCAGCTTCTTCTACTACTACAAGTACAGATGAATCTACTGCTTCTAATCTTAGCATTATTCCAGAATTATATTCTTCAACATCAACTATACTGAATATAGACTTAGATTCTTTATCTGAAAAATCAGATAATACATATTTTGGATATGTTGAAAAAGGTTTAAAATTAGCAGGACAAACATCTAATGCTCAAGCTACAATTTCTAATCTAAGATTAAGAAGTGATAATGTAGGAAGTGTAATTGGATCTTTCTTTATTCCTAATCCTAATGATATAACTACTCCAAAATTTGAGACTGGTAAAAAAGTCTTTAGACTTACAAGCAGTAGTGTTAATAGCCAAATAGCTGGAAATGTTACTTGCGATGTCTCTGGAACTTTTGATTCTAGTGGAACTATTAATACAATGCAATCTACTATCATTAGTGTGAAGAATATTCATACTGATGTGTTAACTAAAGTTGAGAGTAAATCTATTAGTAGTGATGATGGTACAACTTTAGTAAGTTCTACTGTCATAGACACCAGAAGAAATCAAGCTGATGACACTATGAATGTTATTGGTGATCCTGATGATCTTACTGATAACGTAGTAGTTGATTTGCCAGAGGATCGTATTGGTGGTCCAGATTCTACTTATGTTGACTATGTTCCTGCATTAGATACAGTAGAGCAAGCACAGTCTTGGGTAGAACAAGATACTTATGTTCCAAAATTAACAAACACATATAATGGAGTAACACAAAAATCTCATTTCACTGGGTTCAATGTTATTGAAGATGATGCTGGTAACACTACTGTAGAATCTGTTGATCCTATAGCAAATGCTTATGCTTTAGCTGGAGATCCTCCTCCAGATGAAGGAGCAGTAAAGTATTGGACTGCATCAATTGCAGAAGAATTGGGTACTGACGCTACTCCTCAACAAGTCCAAGAAAGGATGATTGAGCATATTGAATGGGCTAATGCTCAAACTACTGAATCACTTGCAGCATTTGAGGTAGCTGCAGCTGATGACATTGCAGCTAATTTTGCTGCTATTGAATCCGAAACTGGATTAGCTCAAGGAGAATATGCTGCTTTAAATAAACCATGTGGGCATGGATATCAAGATCCACTTGCTCAATCTTTCTGGGTTCCTCATGGAGTTGGAATATATGCAACTAAAGTAGATCTGTATTTTGGTACTAAAGATCAGTTCTTACCAGTAAGTGTTCAGTTAAGAACAATGAAATTGGGAGTTCCTACTACTGAAATAATTCCTTTTGGTGAAGTTGTATTAAATCCTGAACAAGTTAACATATCTGATGATGCATCTCTTAAAACAGTAGTTAGATTCCCTTCTCCTGTATATCTTCCAGGTGGACAATCTTATGCTATTGTTCTTTTATCTAATAGCAATGAATATACTGCTTGGATTTCAAGAATGGGAGAAGTGGATGTTCAAACAAAGAATAATCCAGAATCTGAGCAAGTAGTTGTAAGTGCTCAACCTACTTTAGGATCTTTATTTAAATCGCAGAATGGAGAAACTTGGAATGCTAGTCAATATGAAGATTTAAAATTTGTTCTTTATAAAGCTAAATTTAAAAATAGAAGTGGAACTATTAATTTCACCAATCCACCTTTATTGACATATTCTGATGATATTGCACCTTTACTTAAAGATTCATTCAACATTACTTCTAATAAGATTAGAATAGGATTTAACACTACTATTTCTGATCCTGGAGTAACTGTTGGCAATATAATTTCTCAAGATGGCAGTAATGCTACTGGAAGGTTAGCTGGAACTGGAGGAACAGCAACTGGCAATTTAACTATTACTAATGCTGGTGTAGGATACACTCCTTCTTCAGGTAGTCAAGTTTATTCTGGTGTTTCTCTTAATACTATTACTGGTCTTGGTCAAAATGCAACTGCTAATATTACCATTACTAATGGGGTAGCAGCTGCTGCAACAATAGCAAGTGGAGGTAGTGGTTATGTTATAGGTGATGTTGTTGGTATAACATCTGTAGGTATTAATTCTTTAGGTAGAGATATTAAATTCTCTATTGGATCTGT